TCAAACGAGATGGTAAACCATCCGAATCACTACGGAGGGGAAGATAATCCATACGAGGTCATAAAAGTTTGCGAGGCTTGGGATTTGGACAAAGACGCATATCTTTTCAATGTAGTCAAATACGTTGCACGAGCAGGAAAAAAATGTGTTACCAAAGAGTTGGAAGATCTGAAGAAAGCGGCATTCTATTTGGACAGAAAAATTAAAAACTTACAAAAATGAAAAGATTAAGTTTATTACATAAGATTGTATTTGTTCTCGCAATAATTTCTGTTGTTGGAAGTATAGTCACTGGTTTAACTTTGGGTCAAGATGTAACTTGGCAGAGTATCACCCTACTTTGGGTATTATCCGCAGTAATTGCAGAACTCAGAATAAAAGAATTGGAGGATAAATCATGATTATTTGGTTAACAGGGCAACCTGGATCTGGTAAGACTACGATAGCGAAAGAAATTGTGACGACAGGTCCTCTATGTCAGTGGTTTCATATCGACGGTGATGACATAAGAGAACTCTTTGATAACAAAGATTATTCTGAAACAGGAAGAAGAAAAAATATTGAGTTAGCTCAACAATTGGCACAATATCTTAATTCAAAAGGTAAGAAAGTTGTTGTCTCATTGGTTTCCCCTTATAAAGACCAAAGAGATAAGTTCAAAGAAAAGATGGGGGATAATTTGGTTGAGGTCTATGTTCATACTACTGAAGTAAGAGGTAGAGAAAGCTTTTTCGTAAGTGATTATCAACAACCTTCAGAGAACTACCTTGACTTGGACACCACAAACGATGTTTTGGAGGAGTCCGTACAAAAAGTTTTAGATTATGCAAAAAATCCACGTTGAGGGTGATCCGAAATTAAAAAATACAGGATCAAAACAATATTCAATGTTCATCGGTAGATGGCAACCATGGCACGCGGGACACAGGTGGTTAATCGACCAAAGACTAAATGAAGGAAAAAACGTACTCATCTGTATTAGAGATATACAACCTGATGAAAAAAACCCTTTCAGTGCGGAAGAAGTTGATAGAAACATTAGAAATGAACTTTGGCCTCTGATAGGTGAGGAGAGAGTGAAAGTCCTAATCATACCTGATATCGAATCAGTGAACTTCGGAAGAGGGGTAGGATATGATATAATAGAACATATACCTCCAACGGAAGTGGGGGAAATATCTGCAACCAAAATTAGAGAACAATTGAAACAAGAGGGAAAATTATGAGTTTAGAAAAAATTATTAACACTATAGTAAATGGAGATTGTATCAAAGTGATGTCAGACATGCCCGAGAAATCTGTGGATTTGATTGTCACATCTCCACCATACGGAGTTGGAATCGAATACGACACATTCGAAGATGATTTAGAATTTGATCAATACAAGACATTCTCGAACAATTGGTTAAGAGAGGCTTATAGAATTCTAAAAGATGATGGTAGGATTGCGGTAAACATTCCTTACGAAATTAATCGTCAAGGAAAGGGTGGTCGTATATTCATGGCTGGTGAGGTTTGGAGTATAATGAAAAGTATTGGATTTGGTTTCTTCGGTATAGTTGATCTTGAGGAGGAATCACCACACAGAAGTAAAACAACGGCTTGGGGATCTTGGATGTCACCCTCATCTCCTTACATCTATAACCCCAAAGAATGTGTGATCTTGGCATATAAGAAACAACATATCAAAAAAGTTAAGGGTGAGCCACAGTGGTCGGCTGTTATGGTAGAACAAGAAGATGGTAAAGAAAAAAAGACATATACCGAGGAACAGAAAAGAGAGTTTATCGATCTTGTTTATGGTCAGTGGAAATACTTTGCGGATACAAAACAAATGACAAAGGCAACATTTTCAATGGATATCCCGACCAAAGCAATAAAAATATTGTCCTACAAGAATGATTTGATTTTGGATCCATTCGCAGGATCAGGGACGAGTATGGTTGCGGCGGAACTATTAGATAGACGTTGGATTGGAATCGAATTGTCACCCAATTATTGTGAAGTTGCCAGAAAACGTATTAGAAGTTTTATAGATGATAAAAGCCAACCTGAGTTGGATTTCGAAAAGGGTTCTTAATGAACCCTTTTTTTATGTCTTGGATATTTATAAAGAAAAAACAAATGTCTGACATTATAATAACAAACGAACAGCTCGATAGAATATCGGACCAACTCAAAAGAGAAAAAGTAATTCAATCTATCAAAGAGAATTGGGCTAAGTGTAACAAAGAACAGAGACTGTTTGTTTTGGAATACCTCAAGGTTTTACATCCAGAGAAATCACAGGAGATCCAAAAATTAATCAAGGAAACAAAGTCCGGAACTTTGAATGAAGAGTGGTATAACAATGTTCTCGGTTTTATAGGATGGTTAGACCCAACGGGAATTGCTGACACTTTAAATGGTGTTTTATACATGAGTCAGGGGGATTATTTATTTGGATTCCTTTCACTTGTTTCAGCTGTACCATATATTGGCGATGTAGTTGCTAAACCTGTAATGGGGGCACTCAAAGTGGGAGCACCTTCGGCAAAGGCACTGAATAATGTAATGGCACTTTCCAAAGCAGGTAAAACAGCAGAAGCTTCAGCAGAATTGGCTAAACTTTCTTCACAAGGTGGTCTTATTAGTAAATTTGTGAGTGGTATCGGAAAAATCGGTAACAAATTGGAAGATTTAATAAATGCGATGCCAGGATCTAAACTTAAAGGTTTCAAGAACACAATACTAGAATGGATTCGTTTATTCAAAGGTAGTGCGAAGACAGGTGTACAGGCAAGAACCGCTCTTGGAACATTGGCTAAGAACATGCCGAAAATGAGTGCTGCGGATCAGGTCAAAAATTTGGAGATGATGAAAAAAGCCTTGGTTGCTGATCGATCATTCATTGGTAAATTTATGGGACCAAGAGGTGCTTTCAGTGGATATAGAACCGCAGGTTCGGGAGCAACTTGGAAAACTCCTTGGAAAATATTCACATGGAAGAATTTTTGGGGTGGAATGCCTCAACTGATGAATAGGAACAAGTCAGTAAGAGCTTTAATGAGAAAAACAAAATGGTATTTGGGATTACTGGATTTCTTGGGTATAGGAAATTTTGTGGGACCCGATGAACTTCAACAGAAATTAGGGGATGCAAAATATGAACAGAGTATTTCAGACTATAATCAATCGGCACAGGCACAACAGTATATTCAAGATGACTTTGGAAACCAAGGATTGGACGACTCACAACAAGTTCCAACAACAACATCAAATACCTCAAATCAACAATCAACACAAACTCAAATGGATCCGCTGAGTTGGTTAATGGGATCATTAATACCGAAATAATATGAAAGAGGAATTAATATTAAAATTGTTACAAATACAGAATCAATTTAGATTCTTACATTGGCAGACATTTGGTGATGCCAAACACAGATCTTACGGAGAAATCTATGAACTTATCGATGGACATCTTGATACTTTTGCTGAAGCAATGATGGGCAAATACGGGAGACCAGTTTTCCCTGATGAATTTGTGATTGCATTTCAAGACATAAAAGCTTTGAATCTACAAAACTTCATTGATGGAATAGTTGAATTCTTAGTTTCAATAACAGAAATTTTGGACCCAAAATACGATACAGATCTACTTAATATTAGAGACGAAATACTTGCGGGTATTAATAAAACAAAATACTTACTCACCTTAAAAAGTTAATATGAAAAAAACAATTAGATTGACAGAAAGTGATCTCAAAGAGATCGTAAAAAGAATAATCAAAGAACAGGTTACCAAGACAATAACAATAGTAACACCTGGTAAAAACGCAGAAGCGGAAATCGTTGACAGAGGAGGAAAAAAACTTCTTAAGGTTAGAACTGAAACAGGTAGAGAAGAATCTTTAGTAGTTAAGACGAGTCTTCCAATTGGTAAATTTATGTTCGAGATGGGATCAGATGGTAAGAGAATGTTTGGATTTGATCCTAAAACGAAGAAAAAAATTGAAATATTCGCGGTAAAATAATGAAGAAAATTTTATCTGAGACTGGACTTAGAGATATTTCTGCACTTAGGAAAAGATATCCTAAGGCTGAAATATACTTTCATCAAGATCTTGATGGGGTAACAACGGCGATTGCCATGAAGAAGTATCTTGAAGATAACGGGATCAAAGTTGTTGGCGCACACGTAATTCAATATGGAGAAAAAGAATTTGCTGTAAAAAAGAATGATGCCACGGGAGATACAATGCCTGTGTTAGTAGACTTTGCACATGGTAAACCAATGTTTGTTATACATACTGATCATCATGACAAGCAAGTAGGTGCTGAAAAAGGTGCTTCCAAGTCATTCAGACAAGCAAGATCTAATGTTGAAACAATTTCTCAGATAATTTCGCCAAGAGATCTTTTCCCTTCATCAGATATACTTCTGATCAGTACTGTCGATTCTGCAGACTTCCTTAAACACAACATATCACCTGACGAGGTAGTAAACTATCTTTTCAGATTCGAAAAAGAAACACCACTTCAAAGAAACAAAATGTTGATGGGACTCGTTGTGAACAAACTCTTGTTGGCATTTAAAAACAAAAAGGGTTTTCTTGAGAGTTTAGTTTTGGATTCTGAACCGTCTTTACTTTCGATCCTTGGAAACATTAAGAAATGGATGAAGGAAAACAAAGCACCTTCACCTGAACAATTACAAGCAAATGCCAAAGATTATGCTGAGACAATGAAATCATTCCAAGGAGTTGAATTCAAGGACGGTATTATTACACAATATGGCGGTGGAGATATGAGAAAACCTGGATCTTATGATAGGTATACTCCCTTTAGAACATATCCCAATGCAGATTTTTTGATTATGGCTTGGCCACTTGGATTAGTTCAAGTTTCTTGTAATCCTTTCAAGAAAGAAAGAGGTTTGAAAGGAGTTAATTTAGGTGAAATTGCAAAAGAAGTTATTGGTAAATGGGAATCACAATTGAAGGACAGAGTGATACCATTATCTACAATTAAGTGGATAAGTGAAACAGCCGTAGGTCCTGAAAGTGTAGGATTTACATTTAAGGATTTTGATGCACTTTACGGTGAAAGATTTATGTTTATGGACGGTGGAGAAGAGAAGTTGGATCACATCAGAGAAATGATGGAGGTTCCTTTCAGTGAGCTACCTGAAGAGCACAGACTTATGTTGGACAAGATTGGTGTAAGTGCATGGGATTTGATTAACTCAATGTCAGGTGGACACAAATGTATCACCAATATCTCAGGTCTCAATTATTTGGGAAGAAGTAAAAGACCACCTTCAGGTTCTTACAAATACGATCCTGAAAGAGAAGATGCTCCTTACATTAAGTTTTTGAAAATGATTGTTTCCGAATTCAAGAAAAGACTTGAGGAAAAAATTGCTGAAGATAAAGTTGAAGTCCCCGAATAAGTTGTTAGATTTAGTGTATGTCCAAAAAGGTATACACAAAAAAAGGTGATGACGGCACCACAAGTCTACTGTCAGGAAGAAGAGTTTCCAAAACAATTCAAGAAATTAAAGCTGTTGGTTCATTAGATGAACTCAACTCATTCGTTGGTCTACTCAGGAGTGAGACAGCTAATGCTCACGTTCAATTAGAAATTATTCAGTGGAATCTATTCAATGCTGGATCAATGTTGATCAATGATAATGAAACTGAACTAACTGAGGTAACACAAGAAGATGTGAAAATATTAGAGGAGGCGATGGATACTATGAACAAAGAACTTCCCGAACTCAAAAACTTCATTTTACCAAAAGGTACAAGAGCGGTTGCATTGGCTCACATCTGTAGAACAATTGCGAGAAGAACCGAAATACAAGTTTTGGAATGTAAAATCCTCGATAATTTTATTAAACTTCATCCAATTACAATATATTTGAACAGACTGAGTGATTTCTTTTTTGTACTTGCAAGGTACATCGGTCACAAGGAAGATGTTAATGAAACTATTTGGAAAAATTAATTCAGGATATAATTAACTGAGTCACCAGCTTCGATACCAAGCCTATCGCAGGTGCCACCCATAACCTCGAGTACAATATTACCGTTACCACAGTAGGATGGACAATCATCATCGTTACATGGAGGACAATTGTGATGAATGTTTACGACAACGTTATTTTTGATAACAATAATATCCAAAGGGATAATACAATTCTTCATCCAAAAACATTGTTCGTCACCTCCCATAAGGAACAACATACCGTTGAATGATTCATCGAACGTTTTTTTCATCATTCCAATTTTTTGTTCTTTTGGAGAGACTAAAGTTTTGACATTAAAAATATTTTTCCCTACCTTTACATTCATATTTATAAATACAATGGATAAAAAAAGATACACCGGAGTAATGGTAAAATGTGGAGATAAAGTTCTCCTCGCTAAAAGAAATAGTCAAGGAGCGTTTCCTGGTATGTGGTCAATCTTTGGGGGCAAACTAGAAGAAAATGAAACAACCATGGAAGGTGCCAAACGTGAGTTCTTTGAAGAAACTGCGATTGACATTGATGAAAAAGATCTAAAGTTCATAGGTCTAATTCCGAGACATACTCGTGATGGAAACAAAGTGAAGGGTTTGATGTATGTGTATCTTTTGGATACTCAAAATCCAATTGAACCTGATCTAGAAAACGCGATTGATGGTGAAGAACACACAGAATGGGGTTACTTTTCTTTGGATCAAATCGACCCAATGAAAACAGGACATTATATTCATAGAATAGCAGAAATTATATTACAATGATAGTATTAATATTAATTTGTTCAGTTATCGTTATAGGTATCTATGGTTACTTTGACATGATGAAACAAATAAAAAAGATGGTTGACAAAGTAGATATGTAAAAAAATCTTCGTCAAACACTTGTCAGGACCATATTTTTTACTATGTTTGTAGTCCTTTAATACCTAACGGTATATTTATCACTTACCGAAATTAAGATCTTTGAGGGTAACTACCCTAAGTGAGTACAACCAGAGCATGACTTGGATGGTGACGAGAAAACGGGTAGTTAAGCCATAATTTATATCGCGAGGTAGTAGCAGCGGTAGCTCGCAAGGCTCATAACCTTGAGGTCGTTGGTTCGATTCCAACCCTCGCAACAAAAAAGATTTGACCAATTGAAAAACTTGTCTTATCTTTGTAAACACTTCGGGTAGTTCCGATGTGGATCTTTGAAATGATGTATTTTTGAACCTGTCCCATTAAGAGTGGGGGGTATTAGAATCAAAAAACATTTAATCAAAAAAAGTTTCCAAAAGTTTGATTGTTTCCCAAAACACACTTACCTTTGTGAAACAAATGAAGGAGACAGGTTGTAAAGATTACCTTCTCCTTCATTTCAAAATGAGTTCTTTGACTAAAGATATTGGGCCGTCTATGGTCCATAAAATAAACTACGAAAGTAGTATAAAGTGGAACACCCTGGTTTGGGTGGTCTGCGGCTTCTGAGGGAAACCTCTTGAGCTCGAGTAGACAAGCAGGATATCATTTGACCTTTAGTACCGAGGGTAACACTGTAGGGAACGTGGTTCGATGAACGGGGGATGCGGGTCCTTCGTTTGAGGTGGGAACACCAACAAGAGTAACCTGTAGAACGATTGCAAGAAGTAAGGTCATCCAACTTTACAATTGCGTTCTTCAATATCCGAGTTGGCTTAAAAACCGAAAGGTAAGTTTCATACCAGGTGGTGCTGATGAAACCTTAACCATTTCTCTACCAAGAGAATCGTTATGAAGTTGACTCACAATATGGAGGTCGGGAGACTTCAGAGGGTAGTTTAGTATCGTGTCGTTCAAAAGATGACATGGCTGGTGACGAGCCGCTACCTTCCTCATCCGTAAACCAACTTTGGAATTGCAATGTCCAAAACATTAAAATTAACAAAGGAGAAGTGCTCGTCAGTTGTGTGTGACAGGTCACTACATAGTCGTGAGATGTTCACGGCCGTGAAGGGTCCCAAGCCCGACATGAGTTTCGAGAAAGTTCTCTAATCCCGCAAGGATGAATTGGTGGGGCACCATCGAAGAGTGATAAGTACCGAGAGAGTCGTATACAACTTAAGGATTGGTTAATCTAATTGACCGTGACTGAGGGTTACCGTTCAAAAGACGGTGGAAATGAAAGGAAACAATAATCTTTCTAAAGATCCTTACAAAATGGTGTATTCTCAACCTATTTTGCCTAACCCTGACCGTTTCTACGGTTGGGGTTTTTTATTTTACAAACTTTGAAAATGTGGGAGATTTCTCCAGTGTCTTTTGAAGATTTGTTTTGTATGATCCTGTCTGTTTCATTTCCTCCCAATAATCTGCGACTTCAGAAGCGAAACTTTTACCCTCGTCGTGGGCTAAAGCAACATAAATAAAATTTCTTGACAGTCTATCCATATTGTAATCTTCTAATTTCTTAACCAAACCTGATAAAAGAATTTCCCTATATGTTGGAGTTATATTCAGGTCCCTAAGAATTTTATCTAATATGTCCAAATCTTTTTCTAACATACTCATAAATATTTTGTAGTGTCGAAATATTGGTATAAATTAGCAAAAACAGATTTATGTTCGATAAACTCATAGAGGTTTTTGTCACCTTCATACACGACATTCTACCATACAAAATTGTTGATCAATGGGAAAAGGGTGTACACCTCAGATACGGAAAATTCATCGGGGTCGTTCACCCTGGATTAAATTGGAAAAGACCATTCTTTGATAAGATTTGGGTAACTCCCGTGATCACTCAAACCGTTAATCTAAAACCACAAACCGTAACATCATTGGATGATAAATGTGTGGTTCTTTCAAGTATTGTTAGATATCACATTTTCGATGTCGAGAAGTTTTTACTCGGAGTAATGCATGCCAATGATGTATTAGTGGACACAACTCAAGGTATTATCAGAGATATGGTTGAAAATACTACTTGGGATGAATTAGTTGATCTTACAAAAATAGTTACTCCTGAGGTTAATCAACATGTAAATAAATGGGGTATAAACGTGGAGATGGTAAGTTTTCCTGATTTAGGTAACATTACCACTTATAGGATTATTACAGATGGTGGTGTTAAAGATCATACTTTTCCTGTTCCTACTGGAAACCAGACTCCATCATGACATCCACGAATCCTTATGATAATCCATGATAATAAATTTGTCTTTGAAAGTCGTGTAAACTATTTCTGCGGATTCTTGTTTGTAGTATAATTTGAAATCACTCGGAAAATAATTCTCTATGTTCGAGTGATTCTGAATGTCTCTGTAGTCACCGTGTTTTTCTTTTGATAACATTTCTATTTGGTCGATTGTTTCTTGACTGTAATTTTTTATAAATGGAATTTGCATTATGTTTTCCGAAAAACTTTCAAGTTTAATCCTATGATCAATTTTTCTTTTTTTTAGTTGATCAATTGAATTTTTCAGAGAGGGTATTAACCATGGATCGGATTCGTTGTAAAATAAATATTCTTTGAGAAACTCTATAAATTCGTCTTTAATGTTAAAAGTGGATCTTATTGTTTTTTTGGGTAACATACTCAATCTGAACATACTTGCAAGAATAGCATAAGGATTTCGACAAGTGATTATAACTTGATGATTCAAATGGTCTTCCATCAGTTTCAAGGTGTGATTATGACTTGGACCCAGATTGATGAATATGAATTTATTATCATCCCAACCGTAGGTGTTGAAATCCAAAAATTTCAATATTCTTGTTATATTTCGCGATCCTGTTTTGGGAGGTGTTAGGACAAAACAGTTGTTTTTTTCACTGAAATTCAGAAAAGTGTTATAGTTTGTGATTTCTACCATTTTTTTTTGTGGTTAAAAAATTTTTGATTACTTTTGTAAAAATAAACGGAAATGACACTTACTCAATACAACATCAGAATCGAGAACGAGAAATTTGGTACACTCTTGAAAGAAACCTTCATTGACCCAATCCAGTACAAACTTTTTCTCAAGATGGTACAATCTTGTATTGAGTTGAAAAACGATTTAACATTCTTCAATGGAACTGATTTCTTTATTCACGTTCCTTACAAACACCTGGTTGAATCAATTATTCTTACCACAACACCTCAGTACAGTGCAGCTGATGTGTTGATCTCTAAATCAAAAATTGAGGCTGAACACACAAAAAAATAAACTATGAAACAATTCACACTCGTACAACTTTTACTTTTGGTTTTGGTTGGATTTCTGAGTTTCAAATGGGGTCAGAATGTAGAAAAAAATAAGTATGGAAAAAAATCAGAGGACACCACCCCTGAGGAAACATCGACAGATTTCAATGATTCTGCAGATGAGGAAATTTATGTTGCTCAAATACTAAACGAACTCCGTAAGAAACCCAAGAAAACTCAAAAGGACAAATACAATATCGGACTTTTGGAAGTGAAACTTCAACAATTAAGAAAAAGAAAATGATTACCATAGACTATATCAAGAAGCATTCCCAACCTCACGATGTTAGTGGTGGTCGTAGAATTAATTTATACAACGACAAATATATTCTTTCAATTGTTGGAGGAGCTCAGGGATTATATGGTGATTTCGAAGAAGATTTTGAAATTGCGATTATTGATCCTACAACAAAAGACTTTATAACTAAACTGTTCATACCTGAAAACGGTGATGATGTGGTTGGATACATGAAATCAAAAGAAGTTGAAAAAATTGCGAATACTTTATTTAAAGAAGGTAGTTTCCAAGTTCGTTAAACTTGGTGGTGGAGCGGCTGTAAAAACCATTCAGCCCCTTTAAGAGGACTTCGGTCCTCTTTTTTATTGCCACCATACTCCGAACCCGCAGTTGTAATAAACTTTGTTGTATGCCTGTGATTTGATTTCATCGAGTAATTCATCTAACTCAGACCAACCACCCATATCTGTGTTATCTATAATCTCTTCAATTGTCATGTACTTTTCTTGTCC